GTGCGCTGTCAATAGCGGCAGGATTACCCCTTCGGCTGTGTCGATTATGTCATTTAGATAATTGTCATCATAAAGAGACGACGAAACACCAAGCACCGCGCGAAGCTGTGAGGCTGTGACGATACTTGGCATTTCATCTCCATTCTGCTGAGCCCGTCGGGAGCGGCGGACTCATGTCTAAGGGTTTAAGCGGATCAGGTCTTGTTGATACCGAACGCGCCTGCGCCGATCTTGGTTGCAATAGCTCCGTATCCATATACAGATACGGCGATTTGACCTGAAGCAATTACATCAGCACGAAGCTGATAGGTAGGTGATTCGTACCATGTGTAGGAGCTTGGATTGATTACCATCATCGAATCATCTTTATCTGTGTCATTTGCTGACGGGACATTTGCGGTCACGAATAAATCAAGCCCGGCGACATTACCGCGAATGCTGTCTGGACGAACTACGCCACCAGCGTTGCTCGGTTGAGAAGCCATGTAAATTGGTCTCCCTGACTCGTTTAGTGTCATCAGATTTGCCCATTGTGAAGTATTTGCGATTATGTTTGTCGCGAATCCTTGTGTATTGGAATAAACCGAAGCGGCTCCGCGTGAGACGAATCCTAATAATTCGGAAGCTGTTGGATATGTTGTAAGTGTTGTTGAGTCAGCGGTTGCGCCAGAGGCTAGAGCTGTGTAAACAGCCAAGTCGGTTGCTTTTGCATAAGCTGCCGCCATATTTGACAACAATTCGTTGAAAAATAGTGGAGATGTGCGATCAAGAAGCTCCACGCTGAATGTCTGTTGTCCAGCGTACTTTTTAACGGTTACTGTTAAGAAGCTAGAAGCTTGATCTGTCTCGCTAGGTGTGCCAGCTTCCGAAGTCTCTGCAACGGTTGGCATGGTTGTAATTTTTGGAATTTCAAATGACATTCCAGCGTCCGGCAATACTCCGCGAGAAATCGCGTCGATTGCTGATCGGGTTGTATTTGCGAGTCCGTTGATGACTTCGGTAAGTTGACGAGTTGGAACAAGTCCAGCGTTGTCGGTTGTGTCATCTGCCGCCGCTACATATTGACGAGCGTTTTCGTCGCCAAGAGTTGCGCGGATTTTGCTTTCGAGATATTTGCTAGGAGTGAACTCCAAGCGAGGTGCTGTGAAGGCGACCGGGATTCCGGTAGCTTTGACACTCCGAGAGGCTTCAACCGTCTCGACGGCTGGAGCTTCGTTGACGATTGAGTCGGACACTTCGTCTCCTTCTGTTTGTGTTTCCTCTGACGCTGTGTCAGAAGCTTCTGGTAGTGCTTCGGTCGCGGCTACATCTGAGACGCGAGCTGATTTGAATGCTGGATTCGTGACAAGTGCCACGCCGACGATTTCTCCTGAACTGACGACCATCGTCCCAGCTTTGTCATAGGTAAATTCGTTAGCCATAACCTCAACGGAGAATCCGTCACGGAGTCCATCTTGAGCCTCGACGAGCGCGTCAGATCCGGCGTTCGTGTTGGCAATTTTGAACACGCCGTCGATCGCTGTGTTATCGCTTGAGAAATCCATTGAAAGAGTTTTTCCGATTGGACGGGTTCCGTCATGCTCAAGATTTAACTTGACCGGAGTCGGAGTGAGCGATCCATCTTTGAACATCACTTTTCCGGTTGAGGCGTTAGCCGTCTCATTGAATGACACGATCCGACCTGCGATGGTTCGCTTGATCGAGTCGGCGGCTGTGATCTGGATTGGGATTTTTAGCTTCATGAAATTAGTTCCTCATCTCGTCGGATTTCATCGACGCTCATCACGCCAATTCGATTAAGTATTTCGTAAATCTGAGCGCGCTCTAGGGCTGAACCGCGCAAGAAGTCGTCAAAGTCGTAGCGAATTACTGTGTTTGAAGCTACGAAATCCGACTGTGAAAGTCTTTCCTCAATCGCCGTCATGATATTTCTCAAGCTGAAGTCGATTAAAGATTTCCGCTCGGATACAGCGTTGGAATATGTGAGCGTGTTGACATCGGCTCCCAAGAAGTAGGCTGGGATCCCTACGGCGCGAGCGCATTCGAGCGCGATATATTGCCGAGCCGCATTGAGCTGTAATTTTTCGGGATCGAATCCAAGTGATGTCAATTCAACATCGGCATTCAAGAACGCCGTCGCGCGTGTTGATCTAGCTGTCCGCCAAGCGTCGAGAAGCTTTGTGACGCGATCTGCCGGGAGTGCTGTTCCGTTAGATTTTAAGACCATCATCGGGACGGGCTCTTTTGCGTAAAGCAAAGCGGCTTTTTCAAGCTCGACCGCGCTAAGAATTGTGCGTCCGGCGCGATTAAGTAGACCTTCGTCCAGTCCGTAGAAAACTTTTAGACTACCGTTACCGAATGCCGGGACGGGAGTTCCATCAACGCGATATCCGGTGATCTCGGTTCCGTTCGCATTTGTCACGATCGAGACGCGAGTTGGAGCGATTCTTTGAGCTGAGCGACATCTTCCGTCCTCTGCATAAGAATCCATTTGCATAAGATACCCATACCCATAAAACAATAAATCCTCTGCGAGCCAAGCGTAGACAGCGGAACCGGGAACGCGAGGATCGGGTTGGTTTATTACTCGGGCTGTTTCGACGCGTTCGCCGGTTGACTTTATTCTCTGCTCCATTGGCAAGCTTGCGATCGTTGAACAGATGATCGATCTGGCGCGACTGATCGCCGGGACGGACATCGCTTGAGCGCGTGTCGCCACTTGCGATCCGAAAAAGGCGTTTCGTGTGTCGGCTGTGTTGAACGGTGCGAGATCAGCGGCGGAAATATCGATCGGAGCCGATTGAGCTTGGAAAGTTAAATCCGGCGCGCCGACTATTGCGTCCCATAATTTCATGCGCCGATTCTAGGCGATCCGCTACTCCTAACCGACGAGAATGTCAATCTCCGTCTCCGGGCGTGTCGCGTAATGTGTCGCCAGAGCCGACGCAACCGTCGCGCACACAGCCGTCTTTGAAGCTTTGCGACCGATCACCCAAGCCCCATCACCGTAGGGCAATCTCACAGCTGAAAGAACTTGTTTTGTGAGTTCGGCTTGATTTGAGTGAACTAGCCGACCCGAAGTAATTGATCCCAAGAATTCGTCACAGCTTTGCGCGTACTCCGCTCCATCGCAATCGATCACCGGGAATCCGGCAGGGATTAGCCTAGCCGCGACAGCTGACGCGGTTCGCTTTGAGAATACGATTTGATCGACTGAATACTTGCGGACATATGGCGCGACATCGTTCGCGATTTGTTTATCGTCTAGGGATATCGGATTGTGCCAAGTGTGCAAGAGCTGGATCTGGAACTTCTCGCCGTCGATTCTTTGAGCGGCTACAAGTGCGCCATTTCTACGATCTGGCGAAAGATCCAAGCCGAACCAGACTGTCTTTCCCGGATCAAGTGCAACATCAGAATCCCCGGCGTTCGCCCATTCGACCGGCGGAATGCAAGGATTGATCGTCTCGACCCATTGGCAAAGTACCTCCGTCCGAACTACATCGATTGGATCATTGAGAACAGCTTTGAGATTGTCAATGTGAATCGTGTGACCGAGCGATGGATTCGCGCGTCTCCAACCTTCAACATCATCAATCCGACAACCGGCTGGCGCGGAGTATTCAAAGTATCCGATCTCATCATCGCCACCAGCCGCCGCCGCGAGACCGCGCTCGCGAAGCTGATTGAGAATGATCGAGTGATTGTCACCGGCATTCGATAGAGTCCAGACCTGCGGATTTTTCGCGCTCATCATTGTGTATCTCATCGAAGCCCAAGCGTCCTCGTCTTTGTGTTCGCGAAGCTCGTCCATGAATACGGTCTCCGGCTTTGAAATACCACGCGCCGCCGCGTTCGCCGCTTTGACGATATAGCGGTTCCCATTCTTTAGCTCTATCTCCTCGGCTCCGTGAGCCCATCGGATTTTCTTTACTTCCTCAGCTAGTCGATCATTAGATTCGATTAGGTTGACGATGTGCCGAAAAGTCTCAAGCGATGTCGTGAGCCGGTGAGCTGAGCCGATCTGGAGTCCGTCGTTCCACAGATACATTCCAGCCATGATCCTGACCATCATTAAAGTCGACTTCCCATTTTGACGGGCTACGACGACGCAAACATTCGAGTGTTTCCACCGTCCATCGGGCTTGACTTTGTGCGCGTGTTCGGCAATCCACTCCTGCCACGGCAACAGCGGCAAGCCGATTTCGGTTGCGAATTGGCTTAACTCTGAGCCCCGAGATGGGAGATCGTTGAGCGGCGAGTGAATTCTTGGCGTGTTGTAGCCGTAAATCACACCGCCTTCTCCCAGATCAGCCCGATCATCACCGACCACGACCAAGCCGCTTCTATGCTTTGTCATGACTTACCGATTCCGTCGGTTGTGAGCCGTTTTGCGGTGAGAAAAGACCAT